GCGACCCTTATCGGGTATCTGTTTCTTTGGTCATCGATTAACAACTGGTGGCACCAACTTTATCCGTTGGGAGAGCAGATTCAAATGTTGTTAACCAAAATTCATGTTAAAACCAAATAAAAATAGATTAGCTATGATAGCTTCTCTAGATTTAGATGGAGTAACACTGAACAAGGTCAACTCGATTTGGACCAAATACGAAACAGGAATCCGTAATTCCGTTAGGAATCACGGCCCACATCACACATTAGGTCACTATAAGGAGTGTTACATATTTCTACGTAACACTATCTTAGAGCTTCCTGCTCAACCTATTCCGTGGTGTAAAGCAGATTCAGATGGTATTCCTAAAACCTTGTGGCCATTAAGGTCACTCATTAAAGGTACTAGGAATAGCAAAAGAATTGCCCTAACTATCGCGAGATCTTATGAGCAAATAACCCTGCCCATAGATTATCATCCAAAGTCTATCGAGGCACCTGCCCATTACGGGTTAGAGTACCAAGAAACAACTAAAGATTTTAAAATATGGTTGGAGAAATTTACTGATAAGTACCCGTGGTACTTAGGTTCTTTACATCTCCGAGACAGCTATGAACCTAGAGTGTTTACAACTCTATCCAAAGGGCCAAATGGTCCAGCGGTAAGTTGTGCACACCTAGATGCAAAAGCTGTCGTTTCTGATTCAACATTATATTCATCCATCAAGAAACTCAATCATGCATTAAAGCAGGATTGGATAACTTCATGGATGGAAAATATGGCTGAATCAGTCCCTGGTGAAAATAAGTGGATTACTGGACGGTTAGGCTTTTCAGCCGAACCAGCTGGTAAAACACGAGTTTTCGCCATCGGTGATTACTGGAGTCAGACTTCTTTGAAGGTTATACAGGATTCCCTGTATAACACCCTAAAGGCAATAAGTACGGACTCGACAGCTAACCAAGATAAGGGGTTTAAATCCCTACTCTCGGAATCGGCTGGCAAACCTACTTATTGTTTCGATCTCTCATCAGCTTCAGATAGGATTCCTGCAGAAATGCAGAAATTCCGTCTTCAGTTAATGGGAGGTCGAGCTTTAGGTGAAGCTTGGCTTTCAGTAATGACGGATCGGACCTTCTTAGTGAAGGCCACAAAACAATCGTTGAGATGGGCGGTAGGTCAACCTTTAGGTTTACTATCGTCCTTCCCTTCTTTTGCTTTATGGCACCACGATATCGTCCAGTTTTCCTATTCTCGATTAAGAGCTAGGAGAGGTTACCCTCCCAAATTCTTTAAAGAGTATAGAATACTTGGTGATGACGTGGTAATATTCAATAAGGAGGTAGCTGGTGAATACCAATTCCTGATGAAGTCAATATTTCAGATAGAAATAAACATGACTAAATCGGTAATAGGTGATTCAAAGAATTCCCAAATAGAGTTTACCAAAAGGTTAGCTCTACGGGGGAATGAAATGTCATCAATCAAACATAATATACTTACAAAATCAAACATGCAAAACATGCTTGAATTAGTAGATATATTATATGAGAGAGATTTCATTTCTCCAGATACACGCCACTACGGTGTATATCCATTCTTAAGTTCAAAAGAACAGATAAAGTTTTCTTTCATGCTTTGGGTTAGATCTCGATGTGAGGCTCCATTCAATTGGATAACCCCACCTTTGAGTATCGACCGAAATTCCTTTAACCAAAGGTTATTAGAACTAAGGTCCCAAAAGCTTATGGAGAAAACTGTTCTTATTGATAAATATCTAAATGCTGCAAAGCCTTTAGACTATTTATACAATGAGAACTCGCTACCCTGTAGTGCAAGGGCACTTGGTTTAGATAGTTACGAAAGTAACAATCTAAAACTACACCCACTAGTGTGGGCTATAAATCAAACTGGGTTAGACCTTAGCATAGCGCTATCGACTATCTGGGATGAACAAAGTCCAGATGTGGCTCCTGTTGAGTATTTGCCTATCGTAAGCTCAGATTCATACTTCCATACTCCGCGTAAAGCGAGTAAGGAACATGTATCAGAACTCATTATAGACATCTTTAATGAGTTGAGTAATGATCCCAA